CCCCGAGAGGATCGCTCCTCCCGGGGTTCTTCTTACAAATAAATTCGGTCTTCCCCTCAAGGAATACCTATGAAAGCCTCATGGGCTTTTGTTCACATCCATCCCTTTGCCTTGAATGCTTTCGTCCAGCAGCCTTTACCGACCCATCCGTCGACGGTCTTTCCGTTGGCCTTCTGCCAGTCCTTCGTGTCGTTGGCAGACTGGTTGCCGTAGAAGCCGTCCTGCGGCTCAATGTCAGCGAGGAACTGCCACAGCCTCACATGCTCGCCCCGGTCTCCCAGATGAATGTCGGGCAGGGAGATCGTGAAGGCGTTCGTCTTGGCATCTGCCTTTTTCTCCTGCTCGGCTGCAGTGTACTTAGGGGTGATGAAACCACGGATGTACTTGCCGTTGACCGCAAGCGTCCTGCGGCCTACATGGGAGGCGTTGCCCATGTTGCCCTCAATGACCGTGATCTTTCCGCCGGAGCAGGCCTCGACATAGCCGATGTGGTCGGGGTTGCCCGTGTTGTCGCCGCTCCCAGAGTCTTCCCAGTCATAGAGGATGATATCGCCGGGAGCAGGAACATAGGCGTCATTCTCCTTCCAGATGCCCTTCTGCTGTGCCAGCTTCACCATCTGCGGGCAGGAGCACTCGACAGGGATGATGTCGGTATAGCCGCACATCGCGGCGATGGCACTCACAAAGGTCGCGCACCATGCGTCCGTGTAAGTCACGGTGTAGCCTCTGGGCCTGCCGTAGGTTTTGCCGTAGCGGTTGTAGGCGTCGATGATCTCATGGTGCTGTGCAGACCCCTGCATGGCTCCGATGTAGGCCTTCGCCTTGTTGATGATCACATTCCGATATCTTGCCACCTTCTTTGCCTCCTTCTTCTCCACCGTCATGTCGAACGTGCCGACCTTCTTGTTGACGTCGATCGGGCCAGACGACCAACTGAACTTTCTCGTCCCGTACTGCCAGAGCGCCACCGTCCCCTTGTAGGTGAGGGACGGGTTCTGCGCTACCCATGTGTTCCTGATCACTCTTGCATCCATCTGGGTGACGTCAAGGTTGTTGGCGAACCATGAGGTATACGAGTAGATGCCGCATGGGATGCCGTAAGAGAGCAGGCGGTCCGTCAGCACACGGAGCAGGTGCGTTCTGGTAGCCTTCGACAGCCGGTCTGCCCTGCCATGCCTGTTACTCAGCACATTCTCCGTGTCAATGAACACGGGCATCTTGAGGTCAAGACCCTGCACCCTGTTCCGGATCCAGACGGCCTCCTCCACTGCCTCCTCATCCGTGACGGAGGTCGGAAAGAAATAGACCGCATACGGAATCTTGTGGGCGATGCAGTTCTCGAGGTTGTGGCGGAACTTAGCGTCCTCCGTGATCTTCTTGTACGCCGCAAGCCCGCTGATGCTCCCACGATATCCCATGCGCAGGATAGCGCACTCGATGTCCTTGGCTGCTGCGGACCAGTTCGTGACGGTGTTGTGCTCTGACAAATCGACGATATACCCCATGCTGTCACCTCCTCAGCTGTCTGTTGACCTGCGCCTGGATGACTTCATAGTCTGGTCCCAGCCTCGCCTTGCGGGTCTCTCCAGAGCCATAGATGCCTGCGATGACGTCCCGTGCCATAGCCAAGACCCAGTTGACCTTGTTCTGGACGTCCGTATAGTCCTCGCCGAAGAAGACCTGCCTCGCCTCGCCGTTGCCCGCGTGACCGTCAAGGACATAGTCAGCGGCGGCCAGCAGATAGGCGTTCCTGTCCGACCGGAATTTGGTCATGGCGGAGTAGACGTCCTCACCTGCTTCTTGCCGTTTGAAGGCAAGGTAGCTGTCAATCTCACGCTTCAGTTCTACCGCAAGGTCGTTCGTGTCCTTCACTGCTTCATCCTCCAAATCCATGTAGCGGACGCCGAGCCAACTGGGATAGTTTGTATACTCGCTGGGGAAAGCATGGAACGGCTTGCCCGTCTTGATGAACCTGCTCCCATAGTCCGACAGCCAGACCACACCGTCCTCGATGCTGTGGACCATCGCTACGTGCTTCCATTCGCCATTTTTCGCAAAGAAATGTACGAGGTCGCCCGGACACAGCGTGTCCTGTACAGTGATTTTGGTCGCACCCTTGTCGAGCATCTTCTGGTAGTCGCAGGACCAGATGGGATAGCCGAGAGCCTTGCTGAGGGTGTCAATTCCGTAGTTGCAGTTGGTTATGCGGGTCTTGCCGCCTGCTCCCGTGCAGAGTTGGGCGATAGTGCCAGAGGGGCATGACTTGGTCTGCTTCGTGGAGTAGAAGGCCTTCGCAGGGTCGTTCAGCCAGAAGTGCCACGTGCCCCCATTCCAATAGCAGAAGCAGAATATGAACATCAGCCCATGCACATACTCGTCTCTCTCCCTGACCTCCTGCACGGTCTTCGCCTGCTCCGTGCGTCCGTGCCACTTGGCAAAAACGCCGCCAAGAGAGACGACGAACTTGTCGAACCCTCCGGCGGCGTCCATGGTAGCCTTGTATGTGGCAGAGGTGACGGAATGGCGGCTGATGATGGATTCTGTCTCAGTCGACCATTGTCTCATCGCCACCTCCTGCGTTGTAGTGGTCACGGGAAATCTTGAGGATAGCGCCCAGCAGAGAATTGAGTGCCCCGAATGTCAGCACGATCTGCTGCAGGTGCGGGAAGTCCACGCCCCAGATGTCGAGCAGCTGCGTGAGGAAGCCGCCGATCGGCAGGGCGAGGAGCTGGATGATCATGAGGATATCGTAGACTTTGTTGGAGAGTTTCATGGTGTGAACCTCCTGTTTAAGTAGTGAATTAAATTAGACTTTACTGCACGATGTAAGTAAATGATTCTTCTATCGTGTCACCAGCCGTAAGAGCCTTGCGGGTTCTGATGTTCCCGCTTGCTGTGATGTCATACGCTGCGGCTTTGAAAATGTTCTGAATAGCGGGTCGATACCCCGATGGAATAACAGCAATAACCGTCCACGCGCTTACAGATGATGCAAGCGTGAGCGCGATCGTGCCGTTGACAACGTTGCCGCGTTTGATGAATTTGAACGCCGACCCTTTTGTGTGATCCGTCGTCACACTACTTGAGAAGTCTATCTTGCTGTTTTGGACGTTAAGGGATATAGACCAGACAGCCGCAAAGATACTGCGCTGTTTCTGCTGCGCATCTAAGCACAAGTGTGCGCCCAGTCAGCTGTGCAAAGCCGCCATGATTCCCTACGCTTGACAGCGCCGCCTGTGTTTCTATGCGACAAGAGGGAATCGTCGACGGCAACGACACAGTGCCAGACGATATAGCTGTCGTCTTAATCTTGAAGATGATACAGCACATATAGCCATAGTCAACATGAACGATTCGAGAATCTGCAGTAAGCCCTGTATACACAGCCTTTACAGTATCGACAATGTTGGTGATCTCATACGTTTTCAATGTGCTGTTTAATTCATCAATAGCCGCCTTTACGGTCTGCTTCTTTCCGGCGAGAGTCGAGCCATTGTACTGCTCCACCGTCCTCTGAGCGACTCCGCTCGCAAGGTCCTGCTGATACTGCTGCTGCGCTGCGAGCGTGATCATCTGCTCCGTCGCTTCCTCGAGGTCAGACTGGACATAAACAGTGCCGTCCTGTGCCGTGATGGACAGCGGCAGGGTCGTGTCGGCAAGTGGGACCTGCACAGCCGCGACTTCTACGAGGATATAGAAGTTGGCCGTATAGAGGACCGTGTCTCCATTCTGGACCAGGATCTCCGCGACGCACTTACCATAAGCTGCCGTCATCTGCTCCGTGACCGTGACGAGGACCGTGTTATCGGAGACGCTCGCAGGCACGTTGAAAGCTGTGCCGTCCGACTTCTGGCCCGTAATGGAGACGGTCGCACCGGCAGGGATGTCATAGCGTCCGCCGTCATAGTAGAGAGCGAATACCCATATGTCGCCCCGTTCGTACTGGTTGCAGGCGACCGCCGTCTGGGAGCCGCCCGGGATCATGTCTACGTTGAATGTGCGCATGTACGCCTCCTTACAGGAACTTGTGCTCCGCGTGGAGCTGCTGATAGGTTTCTTTGATGTTCTTGACCGCCATCGTCGTTCTGCTGTTTTTGAACTCTGGGTTCTTCTCGCAGAACTCCTCGTAGGTGTCTATGTCCTCGAGGGTCTGGTCAAAGTACTCTCTGCTGTGCTGGACCCCGTTGTACAGCTCATCATTAAATCTCAAGATGTGCGTCCGTGCGAGGACCGCCTCCCGCTCATCAACAGTGTGCTGTAGCTTGGTGACCTGCTCCGACAGGCCCTCGATGGCCTTTATGACCTTATCCTTTTTGCCGCTCCGCTCGTCCCATCTCTGGATGAGGAACTGCACAAAAGCAAGAATGCCACCGCCCAGCAAGATGTTTACCAACTCCATTTACGTTTCCTCCGTAATCTCGCCGAGTGTCGCCTTCTTCGTGCCGGATGTCTCCGACATGTCAAGTTGCATGATCCGTGCCGTCAGATAGATGCCATTCGGGACGTCTACCATGTGGATGGTGTCCCCGATCGCCACGCCTTCCGGCAGGGTGACCAGATTGACGTCATACGTGGTCTCCAACTGGCAGGCCTTCTTCAGTTCGCGGATGGTCTCCGTAAGCAGGTTGGCCTGCGTGGTAGCCTGGGACTGGTAGGTCTTGACGATGTGGTCGAAGCTGACCCTCGACCATTCGTCCAGAGCCTTCCTGCTCTTGAGCATCTCGCCGTCGACATAGAAGTCACCGTCATCGTAGGTCGAGCCGGACAAGCTGACTCCGCTCGCTATCGGAAGGATAGCAGTGGCGAGATTCTCCGCAGACCGCTTGACCGTGATGTGGTCAATCTCGTTTCCTGCCCTGAGCGGCTCGCCGATGTCTTTGCCGATGCGCTGATAGATGTCTACGTGCCGTCCTGTGATGGTCGTGCCGGTGATATCGAACGAGTACCCGATCTCCGCACCAAACTCCGTGGCGACGCTCTGGATCCGCTTCGTGATGGTGCTCTCGCCGCTCCATGACAGCGTCCGGGTAAGCGTGGGGATCTCGTTCGTGCCGACCGTGAACCCTGTCCCACTAAGGAAAGCATTCATGTAGTATTCAATACCCTGCGCAGAGGAGGGAGCAGGAAAGTCCCGGACGATGTCGTTCAGCAGGTCAAGCCCACCTCCCTCAGAGTACAGCCGGATCTCGCCGCTCTCGGAGTCGAACTCCGTCTCCAGAATGGAGAACAACAAGACGTCCGAGTCCTTGAGCAGGATGATGTGGTTGCATGGATAGATGATCTTCTCCAAATCAGGGAGGGTCATGTCTCCCGGATCCAGAGTGCATTCGAAGCTGTCAGCGCCTTCCACCCTGCGGACAAGGCTGTCATCACTGATGCGCAGGCCGCTTGGAAGTGATGTAGACGCGATGGCCAGCACGGTCAACTGCCTGTCGGCGAGGTATATGATCATGTGAACACCTCCCGATAGGTGATTGTAGCTGTGGGGTCACTGTCTGCCCACTCGGATGAATCCATCGCGATCACGTTCAGTCCGGGAGTCAGCTTCATGTTCTCCCAAGGGTTACGCACGTTGCCGAGCGCATGATTCGTGATGTTGTTCAGCCGGGTGTCCGCAGCGGAGCAGTCGACCTCGAGGACGTCTCCCGCGTGGAAGGCATGCTCAATGACGACCTGCCCGCCGCCACCCTCATCGGGAGAGGTAAATCTCACGCTGTACAGGCGGCATCTGTTCAGCATGGTAGACGACCCCATGGACGTGAATGTGATCGTGAACTCCGTGACGCCGACACTCTCAAGCGCGGAGTCATTAATCTGCGTGACCGTGCCGCTTACGTTGAACGTGATAGTGCCGCCCTGCTTCGTGATGCTGACCACACCGCCGCCACTGCCGGAGACCTTATTCCCCGCAGCCATGCTATAGGCGATTTCCTTTTTCGCGGAGCCGTTGACATAGATGGTGTATGCACCATTCTTCGAGCCTGTGCCGTTCTTGTAAAAACTGAGGGCAGCCACGTTCCGCTGACCACTCGACAGCAGAATCTGCATCCTGCCGCACTGTTTGTTTGCTGTGACCTCCACGCCGATATGGCAGGTCAGCGAACAATCGACCTTGCCGCCCTCCTTGCTGATGGCTCGCGTGATGGTCGGACCGTGCCAGCGGTTGGAGGTGCTGCCGAATGTCGCACCGTACAGACCGACAGGTTCTCCAGAGATGGCGAGAGTGCCGCCCGGCACAGTGGGATTATTGCCTATCGTTAGATATCCAGTGTTCTGGCTCCACTCGCTTGCAGTTGGGATCTCCGTAAAGGTATATTCAATCAGCGCATCAGGATCCGGCTCGACAGGAGCGTCCTCGTCTCCGGGGTCTGTATCATCTCCGAACAGCAGAGTCGAACCGTTCATGGTGAAGCTGACGAACCCGTTCGTAGCCGGGACGGATGCCTTGAAACTGGGATAGGTCTCCTCCGTCCCGCTGTAGTAGATCTCCGCCTCTCCGTCAACAAAGCTGACGGTCTTCTCGACCAGCGCGTACTTGTTGGGGTCGTGACAGGTGATCTCTATCGTTCCAGTGCTGACGCTCTGCCCGGGGAAGTCGGCGCTGACCTTCTCGGGCGTCCCGAGCCAGTAGCGGCCCGGGTCATCATCAAAGATAAGCTGTGCCTCGCTCACCTTCATCGCGGCCTTGAGGCGGTCGTACTTCTGCTCGAAGTCATCCGGCCCCATGCCGCGAATCATGTATTTGACCTGAAGCGTCCGCGCCTTCTTGCGCTTGTACTGAAAGCGCTCGCCGTCAACTCTCGTGACCTTCATGGAGGAGATGTCCATGTCGACATCCTCCCGGCCTTTTACCTCCAGCGTCTGATATCCGGGAATGAGGTCTTCAAGATACGTCCCGTTGACCCTCATCTTCTGACTGTATCTCAAAGGTCTCCCTCCCTTCTGCGGTCGTTACGGTTAAGCTTGTCGAGTTCTTCCTGTGTGAACGGGGCAGTGATGCGGGCTACCTGCCGTCCGTCAATGTTGACGGGGACCACGACCGTATAGCTGCCGCCACCTGCGACCGCCGCCACAGGGGACATGGTCTGCATCTGCATCGGCTGCGCGATGGATCCGATCACTCTGCTGCCCACGCCGACAGCCTCATCCATGACAGTCTGGACAGTCTGGACGACAGGACGGACGCCCTTGTCCATGTTGAGAACAAAGCCCTCGACGGTCATGTCAGCCAGCCATGCAAACTTCTTTGACGGGGAATGAATCTCGAGGAAATTCTTCGCAGATTCAAAAGCGTTCTTGGCGAGGTTCTTCGCCGCGTTGACGATCTTGCCCGCGCCGCTCTTGATGCCGTTGACGATGCCGTTGACGATATTCGTGCCAAGACTCAGCCAGTTGATGCCCGCGAAAGCGCTCCGCACTCTGCTGAAGATCTGCGGCACGGTTGCCACCACTCTCGGGATGTTCTGGATGATACCGGCGGCGATTCTCGCGATCAGCTGGATGCCCTGCGACAGGAACTGCGGCAGGTTCGATGCGATGGTCTGGAGGAGCCTTGCGATGCCGCTCGCCATAGCGCCCACGATAGCGGGCAGATTGGAGATGATGCCGCTCGCAAGCCGTCCGATCAGCGTGACACCTGCTCCCAGAATGGTCGGCAGGTTCTGCATGATGGTCCCGATGAAGCTCTGCATCATGCTGAAGCCGGTCGTGATGAGCATGGGCAGGTTAGCCAGGACGCCGTCCGCAAGGTTGCCGATGATGTCGGCTCCCTTCATGGCGAACTCTGGCAGGGCCTCCATGATGCCGCTGCCCAGATTTGAGAGCAGCTCCCATGCCGTAGCGGCGAGGGCCGGAGCGGTCTCAACGATAGCGCCGATGAACGCCTGCATGAGCTGGAGCGCGGCCTCTGCCACTTCCGGGATGCTCTCAATGACTGTAGTCATGAGGTCAGTGATGCCCGCCTGCAGCTGTGCGGTCGCTCCATCGTCTCCTGCCATAAGGCCGGTGATGCCCTGCATGATGCCATTCAGACCGGGCAGAAAAGAGGCGGTGATGTTCCGCTTCATGCCGTCCATCGCGGTTGTCATGTCCTGCATGTTGTCCTGAAACGCCGCAGCCGCCTTGACCGCATCATCAGACAGGACACCGCCCAACTCGTGGACCCTGTCCTTCATGGCCTGTGTATCTTCTGCGGAGGTGTTGAGCAGAGCACCCAGCTCCGTCGCGCCACGTCCGAGCGTCTGCCCGGCAAGGTAGGTCCTCGTGGTCTCATCGTCCACATTCTGGAGTGCTTCAATGGTCGCACCGAACAGCTCCTCCTGCGACATGGACGCGATCTGCTCCTGCGAGATGCCCAGTTCATCGAATGCCTTCGACCCTGTAGCCGCCGCGTTGGCGAGGGTCTTCATGGAGGACTTCATCGCGGACATGGATGTGCCGCTGTGCTGCATGACGGCATCCCACTCCTGATAGGCTTCTGCGCTCATGCCCATTTTCTGGGACATCTTGTCGATGTTGTCACCATAAGCCGCGAACTCTTTCGCGCCATTGACAGCCGCGCCGGTCACGCCTGCAAGGGCAGCACCTGCGACAGCGGCTCCGCCTGCAAAGCCCATCGCCATTTTCGACATGAACGATGAACCGGCCTTGTCACCTGCTGCGGAGGCTTCGGGCGTCATGATATTAGATATTGATCCGCCAATACCATCGGCAGACGGAACGATTTGCACATATAGCTTTCCGAGGTCTGCCATTAGTCGCTCCTTCTTCGTGCGAGTTCTTTTTCAAACTCTGCCACGCTTGTAAACTGTTCTATGTCGCTGTCAGAGACGCTTTCCGCGCCCGTCAGCATGTTGTAGACGCTTCTGGGACGGTTCCGCCCATGCCGGGCATCCTCCGTCTGCATCCACGTATTCGCCTGCACGGAGTCAAGCATGAGCGCCATGAGGCTCTGCTCCGTGGTCAGCTTGTCCCCTCGCAAGGACATCTTGATGCGGCTGTCATCCCGCAGACCACAAGACAGGGTCGCCGCCAGAGTGACTGGTAGCGACCGCATGTCGATTATGTGGTAGGTCTCGGCAAGATCGCAGACAAGCGCGTCCTCATCGTGTGCCATGAAGCCTGCGAGGGCTATCATTTTTTTGCTTCGGAGTTCATCCCGGAAAGGACATCCGCGCACTCTGCGCTGACTAACTCAGTCGGGACGGTCGGGTCAATCTGTGCGATATGGCTCATGAGCCGAGCCTTCTCTTCTCCCGGGAACAGGATATTGACGATCTCGACCATCCCGACGATGTCGCCGGACTGAGCCTTCGCGGAAGCCTCCACGAAAGCCCAGCTTTTCACGGCGCTCTCCTCGACATGATATTCAAAGCCTGTCTTGGTCTTGCCAGTGATCATGAATGCCTCCTATCAGGTCGAGGATCCTGTGCCCTTGAGGTACTCGTAGTGAGTGTTGCCGGTCGCATCGGGCATGCAGGAGATGGTGATCTCGTAGCCCACGGCCTCGTTGTCGGCGTACTTGATCTCGCCGATCTCGCTCACCTTGCCGCAAGGGATGACGATACGCTTCGTGCCGCCGCCTCTGAGGACCATGTCGATCGCCCAGACGCTCTCGGGCATCTCGGTGGCGTTGGCCTTGACGGTCAGACCCTGTGCGAGAGTGCCGGTCACGTTGGCGTCACCATAGACGGTCTTGAGGACGTCGAGGTTCAGCGACTCGATCAGCTTCAGAGTGAAGGTGTCGTCCTTCTCGCTCTGGTAGGTGTAGACGATGTCGCCGCCCCAGGCTCTGATGCTCTCCGAACTCGGGCTGTTGTTGTTGCTCAGGCCGTCCTCGGAGCAGTAGCCGAGGCACTTGAAAGCAGTAGCAAGAGCCGTCGTGGAGTCAGTAGGGGCACTCGTGCCGGACGGGGCGCGGAAGACAGCGCCTGCCACCTTCGGCTTGCCGGTGGTGACATTGGTAGCAGTGTTTGCCATATTGGCCTCCTTTAGTAAGCCACGATATCGAATACTGCCTGATATCGCGGATGTTTGGTTGCTGTATCTGTGTAGGGATAATCGGAGTTGAGCTTGACGGACGACACGTTGTCATCCTCGACAAAGCTGTCGAGCATCAGCGCCTTGACGGTCTCGTTCAGAGCCGCCGCCTCTGCTGTCGTGCCTCCCCAACTCTGGATAGCGACATGGGTCGTCGTGATCCGGTTGGTCGTGGTAGAGCCGAGCTTGTCGACAAGCAAAAACCGCTCCGGCGGGTCTGCCGGAACGGTCACATGAGACTTAATATTGGGCAGCTGTGATTCCAGCCAGTCTCGGATGTAAAATTCAAGAATCATGACGATCACCTCCGCCGAAAAGGGACTTGAGCAGGTTGTTGTCTTTGTCGCCGTCATCGCGGTAGATCTGCACTGCCGCACGGGTGCTTGAGTGCCAGACCTTGCGGTCTCCATCATAGGCGGATGACAGCTCCATGAGCGCGTTCTCCATCTCTGGAGACTGGAGCAGTTGTCCGATACCCTCGTAATTGAGTTCGAACCTTACTTCACCCATAGCGCTCCACCATGACCTTCTTGTTCCACGACAGCGGGATGTTGGCCTCAATGCCTTCAGACCCGAAGCCGATCACGCGCCACGACCGGCCGAAGAACTCCACGCGGCAGTGCTCCCAGTTGTGGGCGTCACCCTTCGGAAGGGCGAGCGTGTATACGGCCTTCTTGCCGTACAGCCGGTCCGCGTCAATGACCTCAGTGTCCGTGGACGGAGCCACAAGCACGTTGTCGACATCGACGGGAACCTCCCACCATACCGGCTCGTTCGCCTCGTCTCGCTTCAGTTCGGTCCGCTCGTACAGCCTTACTGTGATACCGCTGATCCGTCCCATATCTCCATCACTCCGTATCTCTGACGCCTCAGCCCGAGCAGCTTCAGCTCATTCCGCATAAGGGACATAGCTGCGCCGCCGCCCGGGATAGCGTATGTTCCGCTCCATGTGTAGCCGAGAGCACCCTGCGACTCCTGCGACATCGGCTCGCCGTCAGTGGACTGCCGCAGGACGCGTGCGACCACATCACAGGTGACCATCTTGACCACAGAGGCATAGGCTTCATCGTCGTCCATGCGGGCTTCGATATCCACACCGGCATCCGTACCCGCAACGCGGATAAGGTTGGACACCATCGGGAGCAGAGTGACGATGCGCGTCTCCTGCTCCTCTGTGTAGCTTGTGCCGTACATGCTCCTAAGGTCATCAAGCGTCGCAAAAGCAGTACTCATTTCTTCGTGCTCCTTTTCTTCGGGGCGGGTTTCTTCTCGGAGTCCTCCTTCTTGGGAGGGGCGGAAACTGGAACCCAATTCCCGCCCATTTCAGACTCCACATTGATCACCGCACCCGTCTTAACGTTGCGGTACTCCATATCAGGCGCTCTTCTTGACGATCGCGAAAGCGTCAGCGTCAAGGATGCCCCAGCCGATGAACGCCTCAGCGCGGAGAACGACCTCGTTCGTGCGCTTCAGGTCGCCCAGACCGTCGGGATCGCCGTACTCGATGACCTCGAGCGGGATGTTCTTGGCATAGCCCCAGCGGAAAGCGTTCTGGAAGTCACCGACGATGACGGCATCTTCCTGAGAGCCGGTAGCCGCACCCTTGACTCCGACAGTGGCGTTCACATCAGAGGTCATGCCGTAGAAGGCATCCGGGGACTGGCCGAAACGGAACTCGGGGTACTGGGCAACGCCGTTGACCTTCAGAGCCGCCATAGCGGAGCCTGCCTCGGGGCTGAGAGCGATGCCGTTGACAACGCCACCGTCAGCGAGGACAGCCTGCACAGCCGCATCGATGTTGGCGTCGATGTTGGCCGCAGCGTAGGTCACAGTGTTCGCGACCAGACCGTCAAAGCTGTTGGTAGCCTTGAAAGAAGCGTTCGCCTTGTCGGCAGGGTTGATGCCGTGGATCGCAGCGATGTCGAGACCGCGGCCGATCACGCGGGCAAATGCCTCAGCGAAAGTCTGGAGATAGTTGAGTCTGCTCTCCGCATTGTAAATGAACTCGTTGCTGACCCTGTGCTGGAAGACGAACTTCAGAGGGCGGATCGTGACGGGTGCGATCTCGAGAGCACCGGCGGGCTTGCTCGCGCCTTCACCGACGATGGAAGCGTCACCGGCCTTGGAGAACGTGAAGACGGTCTCACCGTTGAACGGGATCGGCTTCTGCGCGCTCAGCTTGGCCAGAGAGGAGTGACCCTGCACATTCAGGAACATTTCATTGACAAGTTCGGTGGGGAAGTTGGTCCCCGCTGCAGTTCTAGTAGTAGCTGCCATGATGTTTTCCTCCTTTAGGAATTGGGATTAAGCTGATCCGCCAGCTTCTGCCACTGGACATTCAGCTCCTGTTCTTTTGTCACTGTCGGCTCAGCGTTGCCGATCGGAGCGGAATAGTGTGCCGCCGCGAAGTCCTTCGCAAGGACCTTGGCGTCTTCCTTCCATTCCTCCTCGGTCTCTCCTCTGAGCCTGTCGGCATATTCCATCCGCAAGCCAGCCGCAAGCGCGATCCTCGTTTTGACCAGGTCGGCCCTGTACTTCGCGCCTTTCGCGATCTCGGCATCCTTCTCGGCAAGGGTCTGCTGAGTGGCTGCCGCTGCATCCTCCAGTTCCTTGATGCGCTTTGCATGCTCATCGGTCAGCTTCTGGAGGGCTTCCGGGGAGGTCCACCCTTCATACCGCTTCGCCTGTGCCTCTTTCTCTCGCTTGAGGCGCTCGCTGATCGCCGCATCGAACTGTTCCTGCGTTTCGATTGGTGTAAATGCCATGTCTTCTCCTTCTCCCGATTACCGGTCGGTATCCGTATATATGTAAAAAGCACCGGCCTCTGCCGATGCTTAATACATGACTTGTTGAACCTTACGTTTTGCGGGTTGCTCCACGCACTGCCAATGGGCAAGCACGATGCTGTCGAGGATGGCGATGTCAGCGCCGTCCTTGATCGACTTATAGCCGAATCCACCGCTTGACCCGATGGCCCGCTTGTCGCAGTTGGTCACGACCTGCGTGACCGCTGGCTGTTCCATATGGACGATAGATGCGGAGGACAGTGCCTGCTCGAATAGGGCATAGGCTTTGATGACCTCCGTGACCGCCGGGACGACCGGCTTGTGGACTTTCGCCGCCTTCATGAGGTCGGTCATGAGTCCGATACCGCTCCTGCCGTCTACGGCTACGCTTCGGACGTCTCCCTTTGTGAGTATCGGGAGCATCCACTGCAGGCCGTTGCGGACCGGCTGGCAGCCGAGCGTCTCCACGAAGACCTTTCCGTCATCCGTCTTGACTGCTACAGACAGCGCCGCATTCAGGCCGTCTGGCCCGAATTTGACGCCGATGAACAGCTGACCGGTCAGCTTGGGCAGGGCGTTGACCTGAAGCGCCTCCCACTCGTTTCGGCTGATAGCGGACTTCTGGTTGTATTTGATCCAGAGGCCGAGCCGCTGGATGTTGAAGTCCGTGTTGTCATCGCCGATCTCCGAGCGGATGGTGCGCTCCTGCAGGACCGTCCCCAGGCTGGGATTGGTCTCATACCACAGGTCCACGTCATGGGCATCCGACATCTCCGGCACTGACCATTCTGCCCAGCCGGACGCGTAGCCGTCTCCCCTCAGGACTACCTTGCGGTAATTGGGAAAGACCGTGCCAGCGCTGATAGCCGTCGGCGGAGTGCCGAACATGATGGTCTGCGGGTTGGCGGAGTCGGTGACGACATACTTCAGCGCCGTCTCCTGCTCTGGTGTATACTCCTGCGCCTCATCGATGATGAGCAGGTCATAACCTTCGCCGAGTCCGCCGGTTGACGTGCGCGTGCGGAACTCAATCACGCCGTCACCCTCGCAGTACAGATGCTCCTTGCCGAATGCCCGGAATGAGGAAACCACCTCGACCCCGACCTTCGGGCATAACCGTCCGAGCCTGTCCCATATGGAATGTGATGTGCTTGCTCTGTGTGCTGTGTACAGGATGCGCTCGCCATTCTTGAGTCCCCAGATACATCTCGCAAGGGCCATTTCCGACTTGCCGTTGCGTCGGGGTACGCTGTACCCGAATTTCTGATGGATCCACAGGCCGTCGTCGTCAACGGCCATGATGTCATAGGTGAGCGCGGCCTGCCAGTCGAGCATTGTCTTCTCGGAAGCGTTGTAAAGCTCTACCGCCTCCGAGCCGCGCGTGTTTGTGTAAGGCATGATCACGGATACCGTCGGGCTTTGTCTCCCGACTCTATCCATGTTCTATGCCTCCTTCCTCACAGGGTCCTTGTTCCGCTGCATGCGACCTCCTTAGATGTCATGCCATGATCCGTCAGCTCCTCTGAACGAGTGCGTCCTGCCGACATGATACTCGACAGTGCATCCGCATCCGGGATGCCGCTCGAAAACGCCCGCGTTGAACGCATCGGCGTAGCTGTCGAACTCGCCCTCCCGGTCCAGACACCACTGGCAGACGTCCTTACCATTGTGAACGCCGATACCGTCATAGCGCCGGATGATCTTGACCTCGAGACCGCTCCTGTCCTGCGCTTCCATGTTCTTCCGGGCGGTCTCGTCGACCTCCTTGCAGGCCGCGTTGATGATGTCCTTCGGAATGTCACCAAGCGCCTCGCCTCCAACGATCTTGACCGCGATGGTCTGCACAGCTGCCGCGTCATACTCTGCCACAAGCGGGTTGAGCCCTATCCCGGCAGAGCGATTTATCCTGTTCTGGACGGTTCGTGCGGCAGTACTGACGCGGGAGTGCATCTCGTGGAACAGCGGTTCGATGTAAGCGTAGACCTCCTGCTCCGTCATTCCCGCGAAGGCTTCCGGGCGGACGATGAGGTTGAGCTTCTGGGCGGCGAACTTGGCGAAATCCAGCGCGTCCTTATATGAATTAAGCCGGTGTTTGCCGACAAAATAGTCCTTGTAGAGCCTCAAAGCTCTGTCTGCATCCATAGCTGGCATATCAGATACCTGTCAGGTCGCGGAGCTTGTCCGCTGTGAAGTAGTCCGGGAAGGCCATCTGGATCTTGCCGACCGCATCGCCGATGCCGCCGAGAGCAGCTGCATCCGGCTCGAAGATCGGATCCCACTGGAGCGTTGTGGAGTACAGCTCATTGCGACGGTATGCCTGCCCATCGCGGAGACAGGCGGCGAGGTATCCGGCATTGAGCAGGCCGACGCCGAGAGTCTTCTGGGCCTTCCGTGCCGTCAGCCGCAGGGTCTCATGGCTTGCCTTGATCGCCTCCGCGCTCGAGGGGTTCTGGCTCGGGAAGCCAAGATCATCCAGAGTCAGCCCGGTCTCACCTGCGAACAGGGACGCCTGCGAGCGCAACTGGTCGAGGTGCGGAGCCTGGGACTGCTGCTGGAACTGGCCGACCGTCGGCTTGTCGCCGTCCTCGTCCTTGTCGATCCTGAGCATCGCGCTCATAGCTGCCTGCCACTTGTCGAGGCGCTGGGCTTCTGGATCCATGCCGAGCACATATCTCTGCGGGTAGCTGTAGAACTCTGCGGAGATCTCCGACCGCTTCACTGTGCGGATCGCTCCCTTGACGATGTCCATGCAGGCGCGGGTGATGCGGGAGTGACCAAAAGGCCGCTTGGCGTCCGGGCGGTAGATCACCGGCACGAGCAGAGGATAGGGCGCGGAGTGTGTCATGACCTGCTCCAACTTGCCTGCCCGGTAGACCTCCGTGCGGTGCGGCAGAAGGTACGCCTCGACGATGGGCGCGTCATTGGAGTCGGTCTCCAGAATGGCATAACCCTCCGTCAGCATATTCGTGACGGGGTCGATCTCGCCGGTCGCGTGTCCACCGTCAATCACGCGCATGACCGGGAAGCCGTCTGCATCTTTCGTGATGTAGATGAAATCACAGCTGGTGATCAACGCTCCCAGAATAGCGGAATCGATGAGGATGTCCTTGTTATTGAGATTGAAGATCCCGTTAAGGTCGAACAGGTCGCCACCGCCGAACTCCCGGAAACTGAGCCGGTCCGCGAGGCAGTCAACAGCCTTGCCGCACCATCCGAGCGTCCCCATCATCCAGCGCAGGGCAGGCGGAGTGCTGATGCCGAGGTCTGCCACGGTATTCTTCATGTCGTAATAGTCATATCTGAGGTCTACGCGGGTCTTCTTGACCGCAAGCTTGTTCTTCAGATATGCCATGCCTTTCAATTCGCTCATATCGGTTCCTCGTTAATTACCATGTGTTTTTCTGTGCATTACTGCGCGGCCGAGTGGCGCCGCCGGGGGTCCCGGGTCCTACCCCCGCCATTCTGCCTCAGGTCGCGCGATATGCGAGCCAGTTTGCGTGGAGAGGGAGATCATCGTTTTTGATGGGCTTGTCTTCCGTTTGCGACAGGATCTGGACGCCCAGCTTGTCCGACTTCTCCCGGTTGCAACAACGGTGAGCCAGCTGCAGGTTGGAGATATCAGAGGGGTGGCCTCCTTTGCTGACCGGGATGATGTGGTCAACAGTAGGCGACAGCGGATGCGGGTATTTGTAGGAGAAGTCCACAGGCTTGCCGCAGATGCCGCATAGGGTCTGGGTCTTTAAGATCTTCTGCTTCGCCGCTTCAAATGCTCCTCGGTTTCCGGGAGTGCGGTCGGATCGTTTAGGTGATGTCTTAGCCATAGGTCAAATAAAAGAGCAGCCACGCTGTGACACATGGCTGCCCTGAAAGGAAAGGAATGCGTATGAAGAAAGATGGTATCTGTCCTATTTGTCTGTCTACACTATACCATAGGCATTTACTGCAATTCACTGCAGACCTTCCGCTTCGAGGATCCTGCGGACGGCTTCGAGGCCTTGCCCGTAGTAGGAATACATCTGCCGCTCGGAGTAGTGAATCATGTCGGGGATTGCTTCAAAGTCCATGCCCTCAATGTACCTGAGCCAGAGCACTTCGCGCTGGGTCTTGTCCTCGACCTTCAGGATGACTGCAGCCACCTCTGCCATGATGTTCGTGTGTTCCACGACCACCGCTTTGTACTTGGCAGCCAGTTCCTCGATGCGGACCATCGCGTCGGACAGGTCGTGCTCCACGTTGTGGGACTTTGGCATGTCGGAATAAATGATAGCCCGAATCCCTGCCGCGTCATGCTCTGCTCTCTCGAGCTCTCTACGCACGAACAGGATGGTGCGGTATGCTCTCTGGTACTGGCCCAGGTACTGTTTCGGTGTCATTGATCAATCCCTCCCAATCAATATCGCGGCGAGGACGACGATAGTTGCGAAGCCTCCGACGAACACGCCGCACAAGAAAGCTGTGATGATGTCGATCATAAGGAGTCCTCCCGTCCGCAGAGCCAGTCGAGGGAGACCTCTAAGGCGTCTGCCAGTAGCATGGCGTGGATGAGTGTGGGGTAGCGTTTGCCGGAGAGATATCCGGCGATGGTCGGGCGGGAGACGTCAGAGGCACGGGCAAGCTGTGTCTGTGTCCAGCCGCGAGAGCAGAGGCAGTCGAACAGGCGTGAGCGGAAGGTGGTGAGGTCTGGGGTGGTCATGAGTGGTCACCTCCTTCATATCTCGGAAGCGGCATCCAGGCGCGTACATCTTTTATGTCTTCGCCGTAGGGATTCAATTCCCACCATCTGCCCTTGCTTCGCCACGCGACGAAGTAGTTGCCGTCCTCATCTATAACAAGCACATCCTCATCGTCCTTTGGAAATCCCTCGGTGTCGATGTTGACTGGGATCCATTGCGGAGCCTTCACGAACTCAACCTTCTTCCCGTGCTTTGTGCTGAACCTTATGCGGTCTGTGCGTTCAAAGTCCACGTCCGTGATGGCATCCCATTGTTCTTCGGTGATCGGACTGTTGAGAGTCAGCGTCATTTCATCCATCCTGCTCACCTTCCCTCATGTCTGCGCCGCACGATGGGCAGAAGTCGTACATCGCACGATGGAACCTGCCACATTGATTACACTGATATTTGTATTCCTGAACGTATTGAACATGGAACCACTTCCCATTCTTCCTCTGGGGCTGTGTTCCCGGTGTCCCTGTGGGCGATGCAGGAATGATGATTCTTGGTGTGCTCATGCCGTCCGCATATCCCGCGTTGTACATATCTTCCAAAAGACTCTCCATATCTTCCTTCGTCATCGTTATAATCCCATCCATCTCGGACATATATATCACTTTAGGCTTCATCTTGCTCACCTATCATCACTCAGTACGAATCCCGCACCCTATATTTCCACTCAATCCATACGCCGATACTGTATCGTTCGTCTTGAGGCACGACATTCAGTGATACAGTGCGCCATGATACACCATGTTCAGATTCATCATGCTCAGATTTCATCCTGTTGACGATTCTTTCCACTACTCTCATAGCTTCATCTTCATCGTCTATTAGAGTCTTGAAGAGAAACCCATTGACTGTGCGTTTATACTCGACATAATTTTCCCCGACATAGAGCCTCAAGTCTGTCGGAATGCTCTCGTCTTTTGGAATGTAAAACCTAATATCGTCCATATTGTCACCATTCATCCTGTTCACCTCCATCCATCCGTGCGCCGCAGTTGGGGCAAAAGTTGTAATTCGGTTCCTCGTCCTCAAACGTGCATCCGCATACGGAGCACTTCCATTCGTAGTACACCGGGCATCCGTCTGCATACCCGTCATACTCCGTCCCAATGTACCTTCCCCTCATCCTCTGCGGCTGTGCGGAGGGAGCCGTGTCTCTTACCAGATGGATAAATTTATTTTTATCTTTTTCTGTATCAAACTTAATCCATCCCTCTTCAACGCATTCCATGAGCCACTGTCTGCTGATGAGGTCATTCATCCTGCTCACCCTCCCTCATGTATGCACCACACCGTGGGCAGTAGTTATACATGGCATCAACGCCCATATCACACTCGGAGCAAGTATATTCGCAATATCCTTCGCTTACCCAATCTTTATGCCTTATCCACCTTCCCCGCATCCTCTGGGGCTGTGCGGCGGGCAGTTCTTTCAGTGGCTTGTCAGCAAACAAAAGTTTATCGCCGCTATGCAAGCTGTAGTATCCCACCGCATCAATCGCCGCCTCCCGGCTGATTAAATCATCCATTATCTTTCCTTTCCGCAAATGAGCAAAAATCATATTCGCTTGGTCTGTCCGAATCATCAACGATTTTTATAGCGCAACCAATGTCGCCGAACCATTTGCAGTCCTTGCATCTTACTACCTTCAACTCCTCCATTGTCTTTCGGATTACCTTTGTGTACCTATGGCAGCAGTGAGCCTTCTGGTCATATTCCTTGCAGTCAGTACACCATTCGAACTCTTCAAGCGGTGGCTGTGCGGAGGGCAAAAGTTGAATATTCATCTGCGCATTTATTTTTGCACAATAGATTTCTCCGTCCGTCGACATCGCAGTTTTTGCTCTCTCAACTGCATCAATCGCCGCATGCCGGCTGATGATGTCGCCGACACTCTGAAGCTGCGCGGGTGATGTCATCTCCGCAAAGTACTCCCGCCACTTCTCATACTGGAATCCGTCCCCGTCCTCCACCTCTTTATTGATCTCAGCGAGGGCATCCAGTACTGTCTGTCTGTAGATTAGACCCATTACAATCCCCTCCTTTCACATTCTTCCTCGACCTGTGCGGCGAACTTTACCCATTCGCCCTTCTGATGCCCGTAGGCTCCTGCGGCCTTCTGCCATCGGCAGTGTTCCCGAAGCGCCCGTACATCTCGGTCAAGCAGCTCGGGGAGTTGCCTTAGGACGATGGGCCGTATCACATCCGGCACGAATGACTCCCGGCCCATGACGTCATGGACGGCATACACTGCCAGCTTGCCGATATCATCAAGGCTGATAGTCATACCTCCATGCCTCCTTCCACGCCCTGTTCGCCTGCAGAGACCGACGACAGGACGTCGATGCCGGTGACCCTGTAGCACTGGGAGACGATGTCCTCGTTCTCTCTCCAGTAGCGTTCCGTGTCCCGGAGGGCATAGACGATGTCCTCGAAGTCCACTCCGAAGCGGGTGTGCAGGGTCATGACGAACCCTGCGTACACCTTCGGGATGATCTCGTCGACCGCCCTCGCGAACAGCATCACCCTGCCCCTGTCCTGTCTCGGCGCGCTCTTAACCACGCGCATCCGTGCTCTGCTCATGCTCCTTCGCCTCCTTCCGTGCCATGATCTCGTCTATCTTGGCGACCACGTCATACAGGCGTTGGTCGGGACGTCCCGCGTCCTCGAGGTCATCTATCACTCCCAGAATCCAATTCCTCAGCTCCGTCATCGTCAGGATCCTCCTCAAAGACTGTGCTCCAGAACTCGTGCCGCTCTTTTGCTGTGTCCTCGCCGACGACCATGCCAAACGCGAATGCCGTGGTCAACGCGAGGGCTTCTATGATGATTCCCAAAAACGTCATGCCGTCTCCCTTAACCTTTCTACGATCTGTTCTGCCGTCACCCTGTCGAGCTGGTAGGGGCAGGACAGGATCCAACGCTCGATCGCCGTCTTCCTGCTGTCATACTTGGCGTCCCTGTGGTCCAGAACTGCCTGCCGCATCACTGCCACCCGCAGCTCCTCCCATCCTGCCTGAGGCTTGACCTGCCCCTTCTTGCGTCCGGGCTTATGTCCCATTGGCGTCACATTCCTTCAACCCCAGCAGCCAGTCTGCGGAGGCTCCTGTCACGAGGCAGAATTTGCGGAGGGTGGAGGCGTTCACGGTGTCGCCGCACTTGCGGTACATCACGCTCCTGCTCCGACACATCTCCTCTGCTATCTTTGCCTTCGTCTTCCCAGACCGCTCACAGGCGATGTCGATACGCTCCCAGAAGCCTGGGATAAGTGTTATACGTTTCACACCTTGTTCCCCCATATCTCAAGCATCCACTTCCATACCTTGAACTCCATCGGGCAGTCCGTGAACTCGCTCCCTTTCCTGCCGAGGATGATGACCGTGCCGACGATCTGCTCGTGGAATGGCTTCATGCCCATGACAAAGTTATGTTTCAGCCCTCTCAGATGCCCTTCCTCGTTGACTATCATTGCTGCACCGCCTGGAAGTGGAACCGCCTCGATCGGACCCTCCACAATCTTCTGGAGGTTCTCGAGGGATGTCGAGATGTTCGTTACGTGCCCGTACTTCTCGTCCGGGCGTTTGATGATTGCTCTGTAGCGTTGCATGGTGTGCCTCCCTTCAGCAGAACGGCAGGTCCTCATCATCCAGAACCGCCTCAAATCCGTCAGACTTGTCCCAGCCATAAGTGATCATCTCGGCGGGCGAGTTCTTGAGCCTCTTGGTCTCCTTCTCGAACCAGAGCGGGATGAACACGTCCATGTTGCCGTTGTGGCGGTCCTTAGCTATCTCAATGACATTCGTGCCGCGATAGGCGTCATGGTCTTCCTTCCACTTGAACATGTCATGCGAGAGCCGCTTGAAGTCGTTGTTGACCCTGTGGACGATGAAAGCGTTGTCGATACGGTTCGTAAGGTTCCCGGTCCCGGCCACATCATCCAGTCTCAGGAATCCCAGCGCCTTGCGCGGATGCGCTACGAAGATGATGTGGGTGTTGCTCCTCATGGCAAGCTGCATCAGCTGTTCAACAAAGTTGCTCTGCGCGTTGTACTTGTCATAGGAGTCCAGAACATGGATGTCCATCGCCATGAGGTTGTCCAGGATCACGAGGTCGGTCTTCTGCTCCTCTATCTTCCGCTCGATCTGCGAATACAGCTTTTCGAACTTGTTGCCGTGCTTGTTGTTCCAGAGGATGAACCGGCCGTCGAGCCAGTGCGCTATCTGCGCTTTGACATCCTTCGTGACATAGTAGTCATTGGTGCGGAACTTGGACTGATGCACATGGTTCTTCCCAGCCGCTTGCAGGTTCATCCATTTCATGAAGTCCTTGCCGGACAGCTCGCCGGAATAGCAGAGAACGTTGTGGCCGTCCTGCACCGCCGTCAACGCGATGGTCGTCAGCAGAGTGCTCTTGGATCCGCCGCGCAGACCTGTCAGCAGAGAGACATATCCCTTCTTGAGACCGCCGAGCCGGTTGTCGATGCCCTCGATCCCGCTGCGGATAAACTCGTCATCCTCGTCCGGCTGATTAAGAATATCCAGCGCGGTAAGGAAGTACGGCTCCTCCTTCGTCTCGGCCTCTGGCTCCTCATAGCTGATATCGAGGTCACGGTTGTGCCGCATGTGCTCCTGCCATCCGGCATCGATGCGGGCATCGTCTTCGGAGCGGTCATAGGCGTTCGGCTCGTACTTGATGCGGACGTCCCGCCATGTCTTGCCCTGACAGTGATCATGAAAGCAGTGGAAGCCGATAGCACCGCTCGTGCCGACCGTGATGCAGCTGTCCGGGGCTTTGTGGCTGCTGTCGAACGGGCATTCCTTGAGGATGTACTTCGTGTAACCATTCCCGGACCGCTTGTCCGTGACCTCCAGACCATGTTCCCTCAGCCATGCCTCGACATCGAATGTCTGCGGGCTGTAGCCGTTGTACCTCGCCGGTGTGGCGGGCTGTTCCGGCATCATGTCTGCGAGCTTCTGAAGGTAGACCTTGAATGTCTGCTTAAGGTCATCGTCCTTGCTCATGATGTACGCCATGCGGTGCGGTCGCTCCTCCGTGCCGGTTCCCTTCTGGGCGAGAGTACCGTACAGCTTGCAGATTCTTGCTGGGTTGAAGTTGGCCGTGTCCACTTTGACCTTGTCCGTGCTAAACAGCATGTCGAGTGCCTGGAGGCATCTCTTGATAAGCTGTTCATGCTCCTCTGTCTTCTGGAGGCCGATGCTGTACAACAGATGAACGCCATTCCCGCTCATGCCGATCAGCGGATCGGTGAAGCCCTGCATCTTGAGAAAGCTGTAGATCTTCTTGGCGAGGGCCTTCGCCTCTGCAAGCTCGGAATCAGAAGATGAGATTCCGGTCGGACGCACTGGATCCAAATCGATGAACAGCCAGTTGTAGCCTTCGACATCCTTGTCGTTGGTCGTCACCTCTGGAGACTGCACGAACTTGTCATGCTGCTCTCTGGCATAGCATGCGTCCGATATCTGGTTCAGCGTGATATACGCCGACAGCCCCCGCAGGTCGACAGTCTTGAGCGCATCTACCAGCGCGTTCGCGCTCGTGAAGTATCCGCTCCATGTCCGCTTCGGATTTTTCTTGAGGAGCCGCACTTCGAACAGCTGACCGTCAGGCTTCATGACTTGTATCGCCCGGCGGAGCTGATATTCGTTGATGTAGTCAGTTGTCATTCAAACACCCTTCCCGAAAGAGAACTCGACGCGGCGGAGCCGCTTTCTCTTCTCTCATTCTTAATAGTTCTTCTTATAGTTCTTGTTTCGTCCTTGCCTGCGTCCTTGTCTGCGTCCTTGACCGTGTCCTTGTTGGCGTCCTTGTCGGTGTCGCGCCCATACTGGAAAAACCCATAGTTTATCACGGTTAGAAGCGTCCCGTCTTGTGTCTTGTCGAGCCGTATCATGCTGTCGCGCTCCAACAGGTCAAGGTATCGCATGACCCTGTCCTTGCTCCATCTCCATCTCTCGGCTAATGTTCGGACGCTTGTCCATCTCTGGCCCACGCCGATGACCTTCCTGTGGCCGTTGATGAAGATGGCCCGGTCCTCGTGATTGACCATCAGGAGCAGGTCTATCCATGCTGACCGCTTGTCGAACGGATCCTCTGTGTCCCAGATGTTGCTGTCTTGCAGAGATCGATGTAGCTTTATCCATCCCCGGTCCTTCTTACCCATCCGCATCACCTCCCAGCAGCCACATGATGCGCTCGCCCGTGTGCAGCTTGTCGCAGAACTCAAACTGCACTCCGTACTTGTCCCGGATGGTGCAGAGAGATCTGTAGAGGGCTTTGCCGTTTGTGGCTTTAGGGGATTTAAGAAGCCTGGGGTTCTCCCAGAAGTAGACGTCCTCAAGGGACTGGATGTCCTCGCCGTGCTCCACAAGGATGATGAGATGGATCCCGGCCTCCTGCGCACGTACCAGTTCCGCCCGGAACCGCTCATGCTGTTGGGTGACATTCCCGCAGAGTTCCTGAAGATCCTTCTTGCGGTCGACTACCAGCCGAGGATTGTCCAGAGACTGATAGTCGCCGACATAGAGTTTTGACACGAAGGTTTTACAGCCAAGGGCGGTCAGCTGGCGCTGGATCCGCGCCAACTCCCACTTGTGTTCTCTTGTGTCAATCTGGATAGTCATAGTTTAGAAGGGGATCTCCTCATCCATTCCGTCCGGCAGCTGCAGGAAACCGTCAAGTTCCTTGTCCGCTGCAGGGGCGCTGATCGTGCGGTTGTTGTTAGACAGATACTTCGGGTTCGGGATGGCCGCGTTGTCAGCCTTGTCATCCGCGCAGAACCATCTCAGCTCATGCCGCATGGAGGTTTTGCCGTTGTACTCGTTCTCGACCTCGCCGAACACGCCACCGATCCGTCTGTTCTTGAACTGGGCCGCGAAGCCGTCTCCCCACTGAGTGACGAATCCGTTGTTGGACTTCTCGACGGCAGTGATGAAGGTCTTGAACGACCGGGAGGTGTTGCCGTTGTTGTCCAGAACCACGATGTACTGCCTGCCGTTTCTGGGCCACTTCTTGTCCGGACGGATGTCGTTGGCGAACTCCTTAGAGAAGTATCCCGGCTGGCTATCACCCGGAGCCATGTCGAACGCCACAATGATCATGTCCTTCCCGGTGCGGGTCTTGGACTCCTCGACCTTCTTGATGATGAGGTGATGGCCGCCGAGAGTGATGGGCGTAAATTCTCCGGATGCCTGAGTGTTGTCGTAGTTGTTGGGTTTCTGCATGGGTTAGTCCTCCTTAGTTATTGCGAGAGTTCGTTGCGGCGCGTTACACATTGGTCGAGAGCGCAACATATGTGTCATTGTGCTGATCTCTGTCAAGCTTGTAATGCCCGATCAGGCTGTTCATATTAAAGCCATAAGCGCTGATGGATCGTTCGTCGATCCGCACACATTTTCTTTCCCCAGACTTTGTCAGCTTGTATCCGACAATATTGGGAGCCTTCCTGTTGTCAAAAATATAGAGCCGGTTCCTGTAGCCGTCGTGAATGCCGAAAATCACGCGCTCTGCATTATCAAGTGTGGCAAGTGCGGACGCCGACAGACTGATGCGGACTCCCTTGTGGCCATGTGCGGTGGCAGTTGTGATGACAACGTCATTGTCTTTGCCTCTCCCTTTAACAGGGGCGATGATCTTCATTCCGTTCAGATTGCACATAATATCCTCCTCATTTAATTCTCGAATCCATTACGCACGGCCTGCTCCAAAATTAAAGCAAGATTATTGCGAAACTCTTCATTCTTGAGCAACTGCGGGACATAAACCAAAATAGCTGTGCCAAAGGCCTTGGTCATGTCGTCTTCATCCAGTGGTGATTCACTTGTAATTCTGTCTTCTACAGGCGCTGCTGTTTTGTAATCTGACTGCGAGATGTGATACTTATCTTCGAGATAGAGCGCGACAGTTGGGTCAATTCTTTTGCGGTTTATGCAATTGCTAAGATATGAATCAGCTTTCCCACACAAATCGGATAATTCGGAAAGGTTGTATCCTCGTTTTTTGATGGCAGCTCTAAACTTGTCTGGATCAATGTCCATCTTGTCACTTCTCCCCATCAGCTCACCCCCATCCCGTAATATTCCCGAATGGCCGCGTCAACAGCCTTGAGGTCGTTAGGGATCTCGACAGAATTAAACATTCCCTCTGGCGATTTGGCTGTGCTCTGTCCATTCCCCTGAGTGAAGAACCGATGATCCTGGCAGTAGATGACAACGTCAAAGCACCCTTCCACCGTCAGCTTCTCGTCGAGCATCTTGCCGACGGTCTTGCACTTCTCCCTGCCGTCAGAGTCAAGATCTGAATGGTGCAGGAAGTATACGATTTTGTTCTCGTCTTCCAGTTCGTTGATGAAGTGGATGAGGTTGCGGAAGTTGGCAGCTATGTCAGTGAATTTGTCGTAATTCTTTTCTGCGGCCCGGTCGAACAGCTCGTTCACGAGCAGGTACTGGGAGTCGTCGATCACAATAGACTTGGCCTTTGCCTTAGTAATCATCAGCTGGATCCACGAGTACTTTGCCGCATTCAGCTTCGCGTATGTCTTAACATCGGCGCCGAAGTCCTTCGGGATCCTGACTGTCTTGATTTCAGTCTTGAATGGAAGCCTGCCCTTCTCCACGCTGATGACGCCCACCTCGTCAGGCTTGAAGTTTTTGATTGAGTAGGTCTTGCCGGACCCGCTCCGTCCTAAAATCAGCACTGGTAATGCCATTGTTTTCACTCACTTTCTCCGATATAATCATCGGTGAAGACTGTTGAGAAGTTATCCTCAAACCACTCGGTCGCGCAATCTTCGTGGTAGTGGTGCACGCGTCCATTGTGGTCAGTTCTTTGTCGGAATGTCTCGTCAGTGATTGGTTCGTAACACCAGTCGCAGACGGGGCATTTTGATTCTCTTGCGGCCTCATCCGACTCCTTCAGCCGCAGTGCATCGTCCGGGTCGCCCCAGTACAATCTCCTGTGGAGTCGGGCTGTCCACGGACCCATTACACGAACGGCAGGTCGTCGTCGACCCCCTCCGGGATGGTGATGGGATCGAGGTCATGATCCTCATGATCCTTGTCATACTCCTTGCTGAGTTCCTCAATGCGGCCCTTCACATCGTAGCCGTATTCCTCGAGCATCTGGTCGATGTATTCCTCGTCATAGCGGAGTCTGCGGCTGGTCGGTCCCATCCATGCCCGCTCAAGGAGCACGTCGCAGAATGTAGTCAGCTGAGTCTCTGCCCGCTCCATCCTCTGGATGATCTCGTTATATTCACCCAGACTCATTGTTACTTTCGCTTTCACTCATATCTCCTTTCTGTGTCTCCCTTTGTGTGTGCTGTACGGGAGGTTGTAGATCTTCCGCAGGCGCGTGATGCGCTTGTGCGTCGCGTCCCATGTCCT